CATCAAATACATATCTTGTATTAGGCGCAGTCCTATTTGCAAACCAAACTGCCTCAGTTATAACATCTTTAGTCATATGAGGACCGTCAAAATGAACAAAAGCAAATGTTGAAAATCTATGTTCTGAATCATTCATAAATTGAGTATCCGTCATATTACATAATACAAATTTTCCAGCATTTCTGTATTTATAAAAATCATTTAACATAGTATCACGCATCTCATCAGTATAATCACAAGTATAAGATGGAGTATGATCGTAATGTTGGTAGTTTAAATTACCATAAGGATCAACACCAACATGAATATAATTATTTTTAATATTGTCTAAAATTATTTTAGAGCCCAAACCTTCTCTAACACCAATCTCACAAGATTTGTGTCCTTGGCAATCAAAGTTTGACCATTTTTCTAATAGATCGTATTCTGAACTATCACCTCTAATCATAGGTGATGTATATCACTTACTTACGTTTAATCAAGTCTGTAGCTTTAAGTCCGTACACGCTCGCAATTACTCCGACAAATATGGTTTGATACCAGAACGGAAGTTGTGAGAAATATTCGAAAAACAATTTCATTTTGTCCATTGCAGTTGGATCGTCCGAAAAAACTGCCCACGCAAGAAGTAGTATAGGGGCTGAAAGCAAAATTAAAATGAATTCGTCCTTCCAGTCCGATTGCCTTGCTTCTAATAATTTGCCGTTATATTCTAACTCGCCGCGAGCTTGCATTTCTGCATTCCTCAACGCAGCATCAGACATTGCTTGTTTGGTTTTCTGTTTGTTTGCATATAGGTGGGCTCCAGTCTTTAGGGCCATTCCCAATAGATTTAACCACATTGTAATATTGTTCTTTTCTCCTTATACTTAAATAGGGTAACATCTCCTCCATGAAGTGTAAAGCACGTGTGCCTTTAAGCCAAAATCTCCACATATCTTTATAATGTTTTTTAGATCTTTTTCTAAACCAAATATTACTATTTAAATTAAAATATCTTTGAAATTTTTTTATAACGTCTTCGTCAGACATTTGAACTTCTAAAACAGCTACAGGGTTTCGGTTTCCAAATCTATTTACACCAAACCAACCCTCACCTTCAAATACACCCGATAAAAATATTAATTGTTCTTTTTTAGAAAAATTTTCGAACATTAAGATTTATAACAAATCTTTATAATAATCGCTACCTTTAAATTGTAATCCACCCTTAGATTTTTTAGTTAAACCTGATAAACCTTTTTCATTTTCTCTCAAAATACTTAATGCTTGTCTTGCTTGAGATTCTGTAGTCATTGTTACGTCAACATCGTTTTTCATAATGTCGTCAAATTTTTTATGAAGATCAGGTCTATTTTTTAAAAACTTTTTAGCTAATTGACTTCCAATGTATCTTGCAACTTTAATTACCATTGTTTAAATTCCTACATAATGGACAACCCTTTTTAAACTTTTCGTGTTTCCAACAAGGGTCTTTCACAACTTCTTTTGGATTATAAATAATAGGTGGAAAAAATAAACACCAAATAAATCTTGCAATCTTTTTAAATATCATTTGACTCCTTGAAATCCAAAACCTTTTACTTGTATCGAACTATTGCCTGGATACATATTTTTGTTAGAAGCTTTTCTGTAAGGACAGCCTCCTTGATTTAATTTTACAGGAGGAACTTGTGAGTTAGGTCCTTTTTTAGGTGGTATTGTTTTTGTTAATTTTTTATTAATCATAATAAACTTTTATCTACGTTAGATGATATTACAACTTCACCCCCATCGTCATATGCTCTAAATCCAGATAAAAAAGGATTAGGTGTACTAATAGGGTTTTTAATTTGTGTAAGTGGTGTTTTACACGGAGGGTTAGTTCCATCGGGACATAAACCTGTATTATTTTCTTTGCCAATACCTGTAGGGACTGGAGGATTAGGATTAGGGATCTGGTTATCATCTTGAAGATATTGTTTTCCTTCTGGACTCATGACATCTAATTGTTTACCAGTTGTTCTATAGTAATCTCTAGTTGAAGGTAAAGTAACTTGTTTACTTAAAATATTTTCACCTTTTGCTTTTGTAGTTCGATATCCTTTAGTCAGTGAATTAGCAATGTTACCAATAAGTTGCATTGATATAGGCATGAATGAATTTCCAGTCGAAACATTATTTGCACTTTTAGTTTGAGAAAAACTTAACGCTGTTGGAGTTCCTGTGCTGGTAGGACTGCTGTTTCTGTTTCCAATTTGATTTGTAGAATTATCTCTTGTGTTCCAACCACCTTCTCCACCTGTATCTCCTGGACTTGCAGCGGGAGTATTAAAATCAGATTTAGATGCATCCATTCCACCACCAGCGTATTTTTTAACCATTAAACCTTTAGAAGCTTTTATCCCTTTAAGTTTTCCAGAATTTTCCATAGCATAGAAAACAGTTTTACCTTTTTTCGTACCATAACGCTTCTCCATAGAAGCTAATATTTTTTTACCTTTTTTGTTTAGTGGCATTGTTACGCTCCTTTTGTATTTGTGCGTTCATATCCATTTTTTCTTCTGCTATTCTAATTCTTTCTGCTGCTTGATCTTCTGCAGATTCTAATTTCATTTTATCAAGATCTAGTCGATCTTCAAACTCCATTGCTTTTCTTTCTTGATCCATCATATTTTCTTGAGCTTTTCTTTGTAAATCCATTGCTCTTAAATCTAATTCTCTTTGTTTTAATGCAACTAAAGGATCTTGTTGTTGTCCGCCTGCTTCTTCTTGAGCTAACATCATAGTGATCTCTGCAACTTTTTTAGCTACCATTGAATCAAATAAAATCTTAAAACCTTCTGGATCTTGCTCTGCTTGCATTGCTAATTCAGGAGTATTTTGTATTAAATCTCCTATTTCACCATGTGCTTTTAACGCAATATGATCTGATATGTGTCCTTGTAATAATGCATACACCATTGGATTAATTTGTACCATTCTTGTTGCCATAAAAGCTCTATGAGCTGCAATATGAGCGTCATGATCTTGTTGAGGGAACGCTTTTAGCATTTGCATCTGTAATGCTTTAGCATTTTCTGTTGCTGGATCCTCTGGAACTGGTTGAATAACTGGATTTAGTAGTGCATCAATATTTTTTGTACCTAAAGCTTCATAAACTCTTCTGTAAGCCTCTCTTAAATTGTGCATTTGCGGATTTGACGCTGCAATTTTCAAATTTTCGTTTGCTAAAGTCACTCTTTGCGACATGGAGAAGATATTTGGATCTGCAACAGGAATTACATCGACTCTATCGTCAAAATCTTGTAATTTTACGAATCGATCTGCGTTTGTAACTGCATATGGATACACAGGAGGCAGATAATCAGCAAAAACTTTTGCAAGTAGTCTAAATTCTTGTCTCATTGCGTAGTAACAACGCTTGTGAATAGCACTCATGACCCTCGAACCACGCTCCAAGAGCGCAATTGTTGTTCCAACAGCTCTATTTTGAGCATCTTCACCTAATTGCATGTCTGCAATCGCTGCAAAACGCTGTCCTGCTTGTACAACAAAGCCTAAAAGTTGGAATAAAGTTGCACTTGGCTCTTTAAAAGGTAAAATTTGGAACTGATCTCGTATATTTCCTCCAGGAGCATCCACATCTCTGAACTCTCCAGGCTGAAAAGGTTGGTCATCATCTCTAATTCTGATTCCTCTAGACTTAAATCCAGCAGGTAAGTTGGCTAAAGTACCTGCATCAAGCAATTGTCTTAATGCTTGAGTTGCAGATCGTGATAATCCACCTATCATATGAATTAAACCGAAGCCATAAAACCCTAAACCAGGTAAAAATTTGTAATGAACGAAGTAATCTTTTCTCGACATCGTGTCATCATCTTGTAAATAGTTTCTGTAAATAGATAAAACTTCTCCTGAACCTTCATCAATAGATACAATGTAAGGTAATTTAATTTCTTTTTCTGCATTTTCTACTTCAAACTCATTTAAGTTTAAATCAATATGCATTTCTAAAATATTATACTGATATTCTTTTTCTCCAGCAGGTTTAACTCCCTCTAATTCGTTTAATTTATCTTGTATTGGACTTTTTTCTGCTTGTTTTGGTAATAACTCTACATCTCGATAGAATCCAGCTTTTTGTTGTTTCAGAATATCATTTTCTGACATCTTAACAATGTGTGTAATTCTTTCACAATCTTTTAAATCAGTTGCATAATAAGGTACTACTAAATCTTCAGCAGGTACAAATTTAGCAACTGCTCTTTGTTTAATTTCATCATAGTAAATTTTTTTAAATGCAGATCCTGCTAATGGTAAATAAAATAATAATTGATCTGTGTCTGGTGTGTATTCTTCCATTTGTTCCATCAACATATAGTTCATGAAATCTTTAACTCGTTCCGCTTGTTGTGCAACTTCTGGAGTATCTGCTCCTATAATCTGTGTTCTTACAGGACCATCACTTGGTAATAATTCTTTGTACGCTTGTGCTTGAAATTGTGTGACTGCTTCAGACAAGAGCGGATGGGTAACACCACTTGCACCTGCAAAAGGTCTAGTGTTATTTACATACTTGAAACCAAGTAAGTCTAAACCTTCAGTGTAAGCCTGTTCCCAATCCGATCTTGAAACTTTATCCTTTTTAAAATCAGAAACAAGTTGTGAAGAAATACGACCAAGCGTTCGCTCGTCCATTTCCTCTGCTAAGTTTCTATAGAAATCTTCTTCAGGTTGCTCTTCAGGAATTTCTTCCTCAGCACCTTCAACTTCTACATCTACTTCTTCAACCGCCTCTTCAGTTTCAGGAAGTTCATTTTGTTTTTCTACTTCAGCCATTGTTAACTTAATTTAGTGGGCTTATTTTTTCCTAATTTGCATCCTCTAGACATAACCATTTTACCATTCGATGCTTTAATCATCTTACCGTACTTGGCACCATCCATAGGTCCTAAACCAAACATTTCAGAAGATTTAGGTCCCATTTTAGGTAA